ACTTCTCGCTGGTTATTGACAAGTCGAACTACTTCGCTTTCAAGACTGACGACATCGAAACAGCTCACAGCCATGTTAACTTCATGGACCTTGCTACTAACCGCGCTGCCTACCGTTTGGCTGACAACCACGACCAGGAAGTTCTTGCTTACTTGTCCGGTTACTCCCAGTCTGCTAAGCACGCTGTTGGTGACGCAGTCAACACTACCGTAAATGGTACGAAGGCTGTCTCTACCGCTGGTTCAGACGAACTGTTGACTTCTATGAAGATCATCAAAGGTTCGTTGAACAACATCACTACTGCTTCTGCTGGCGATCACTCGATCCCTGTAGCTGCTCGTTTGCCTGGTGCTACTGCACTTCCAACTGCTACTGCTTCCCCTGTTATGGTTATCAACCGCATGGGTCGTTTGCTGGATCAACAGAACGTTGACAAAGCTGGTCGTTGGTTGGTCATTGATCCAATCATGATGGAAATCCTGATGGACGAAGATTCACGTTTCTTGAACGCTGACTTCGGTGACTCCGGTGCATTGCGCAACGGTCTGGTCTTGAACAACTGGAACGGCTTCCGTGTCTATGTCTCTAACAACCTTCCACAGGTTGGTGGCGGTGCAGGTACTTCCGGTACAGCTAACCAGAACACTGACTATGGTGTTATCGTTGGCGGTCATGACTCTGCTGTAGCAACTGCTGAGCAGATCAACAAGACTGAAAAGTACCGTGACCCTGATTCCTTCGCAGACATTGTTCGTGGTATGCACCTCTACGGTCGTAAGATTCTTCGCCCTGAAGCAATCGTTACTGCCAAGTATAACGCAGCATAAAGGAAACTAAATCATGGCTAAATCAACATCACTCCAGTCTAAAGCCTACATGGTCGAAAAGACTGTTAACCTTGGGACAGCATCAGGTACAGTAACTGGTCCTGCTGTTCCTGCAGGGACTTTGGTCCTTGCTGCTGGTGTCACTCTTATTGACGCAGTAGAAGACATCACAACATTCACTGTTGCTGTTGCTGACGATACAACTACCTTCATGGCTGCTACTTCGGTAGACGCTGGGTCGGCTGGTGATATCAAGTTTGGTACACAGACTTTGGGTGTTACTGCTGAAGACACTATTGATGCCGTAACGGTTATCTCTGGTTCGACTGCTGGTTCTTCTGCCCGTGTATGGGCTATCGTTGTTGACGTTAACGAGGCAACTCGTGGCGCTGATGAAGTAGACCGCGACACTCTCGCTTAACTAACCTAGGGGACCGCTCTTGTAACCACAGGAGTGGTCCCTTTTTCATTTGACACCCCGAAGAACTTAAGGTATACTAAGGTATGACCACATACACAAAAAGACCTGGGTTTACTAGGGAAGAAGTAACAAACATCGACTCCATTGTTTATGTTAACTCAGACAATGAAGCTGTTGGTAGAGTAAGTCTTAACGGTGAGAAGGTTTCTCTTGCCACTGACGAAGCAAACGACTTAAGTGAACTAGAAGATTACTCCAAGCAACAGTGGGTAATGCTTAGGTCTATAAATGAACAACTAAGAATTATGAACATCCACTTAGCCATGCTAACAGGCAACGAGATAGATGGTTCAGACCTAGACCCGATAGAGGAAGTATAACATGGGTATGATTTACGACGGTACAGGCACTAACCTTAGGGCTGCCGTAAAGAGTGATGAGGTGGTCAACCGACTACAGGTCTCCTCTGAGTCTATCCCTTACGAGGGTGCAAGAGCGGTATCAGGTCGATCTGGTATTATCCACGGTGTGTGTTACTTTGGTGCCTCCTCCTCAGGGGGCCTTCTCTCTATTGAGAACACAAGTACTACCCGTAATATCGTTCTAACTCGTTTGTACTTTGATGCACATGTCCTAGCTGCACCTGTTCAGATCGTTCAAGTCAAGGCACCTGCTACTATCACTGGCGGTGAAGACACTACGACTACTTCTCGTGTCCAGAAGAACTACGGATCGCAGGTATCTCACGCTATGGTCGTCACACAGGCTACCTCAGGGAACACGATGAGTTACACAGGCGGTGAGGAATATCACAACTTCAGTATGTCTTCTCTACAAAGCCAAAACCGTAACATGAACTCGACTAACATTATTCCACCAGGCACTAAGGTTATCTGGGGTTTCGACACCTCTCGTGTAGGTGCTCACAACATGGGCGGCACTGAGTCAATCAGTCTATCCCTAAACTACATTAGTGTGGAGGCTTAACAATGCGTATTGAATCAGGAAATGGTAACGGTCTATTCGCTGCGGTGGATAATAACAACCGTTTAGCTACAAGCTCCGTTAGTTATGACCGACAACATATTGTCTCTAAGCTAGACAATAAGGCTTTCCAAGTTATCGGCTCTGCTTCTATTGCCTCTGGTACAGAGAACGTTCTGCACGTAATTAACGACACAGTAGACCAGACTCTCACCACAACATTCATTAGAGTCCAGGTAATCACAGATGCTACAGTACCTGTGGTCGGTGAGTACTTTGAAATTGGTGATGGTCTTACGTACTCCTCTGGCGGTACTGTAGCCTCCCCTGTGAACATGTACATCGGTAGTTCTATCAGCTCAGGTGCTACGTGTTACCAAGACAACCCTACTCTTACTGGTACGTTTGTACCTACTGACCGCCACTACACTAGAGCGAACGGTGATCAAGAGACATACAATAAGCGGGGAGCTTTGATTGTACCCCCTGGTCAGGCATTCACAGTTAGGTACACAGGTACTGGTACTGGAATAGCATACTCCCGTGTGTCTTTCTATGTCTCCCCTGTAAACTCTCTTGACGTTTAAGGGGTCTGTATGCCCATTAACTCAAATATCTCTGGTGGTAGAGGCGGTAACCGTACTGCTGATATTGAAGACGGTGTACAGGCTTCTCGGTTTAAGCCACGTGGTCTAATTACCTACGGTCTACCCTATGAGTTTGAAGTAAACGCACCTAGGTTTGCTACAAGTGAAACAAACGGCAATGCTATGGCTGTCAATGGCACTTCCTCTGGAGCCAGTGATGGTATACATGACGGTATCGACACAACACTATGGACTGCAGCGGCTACTGCAGGTACCTGGACATTCAACAGTACAACCCAGGCAAACACAGGTACACGGTCTATTGATGCTACAGCTACAGTAAACAACGATAGAGCCACACTAACACGTTCATCCGCTATCGCCGCAAGTACCTACAACACGCTTGAAGGTTTTATCTATATTCAGTCTTGGCCTAATAGTGGTACTAAGAATGTACAGCTAGCGTTTCAACTGGCTGGTATGTCCGCAAGTTCAACTGTCAATGTAAGTGACTACATTAACGTAAACACCACAGGTTCTTGGCAGTCCTTTATCATACCTCTGGCTGCTTTCGGTATTTCTTCTGCTACTGTAGACCAACTTACAGTAACTACTATTTCTACTGGTGGTGGTCAACCCCCTAACTACTACCTAGACGATATGAAACTACAGGCTACTTCTGCTGGTACAGGACCACAGACATACACCGTAGCTGCGTCTACGAATGAAGTCCTAAGGGTCTACGGTATCTCTTGGACTATCATTGACAACTACACACCAAGCACATCGGTAGGCGCTACACTAGGACTACCGTACAACAAGTTCGGTGCTCTCACAAAACTAGTCAACGGTGTCTCTGTCCGAAGGATTCAAAGGGAACAAGTACTCTTCACGAATAGTGTTACTAACCACGCTGAGATTATCAATGGTGCTGGGGGTAAGATAGAAGAGCTCTGGTATGACGGGACTAACGTATACCTTAAGAGTTACACTAGGTTTGCTGCTCCTGTAGAACTCAACGGTCAAGCAGGAGATAGATTCGAGTTTGTAGTTCAAGACAACTTATCTTCTCTTATCCAATTCGATATCCGTGTTGATGCTGCTCTTTTAGAGAGAAATAATGGTAATCAACTAAACCTAGGAATAGGAAACTAAATGGCTTATGACTATCTAGGACTAGTTAACGATGTGTGTGGTCGAGTCAACGAGACTCCCCTTACGTCTGCTAACTTTGCTAACGCTGTAGGGTTCTACTCCACAGCTAAGGAAGCTGTTAACTCCGCTATCCGTGACATGAACCAGCAGACGTTCCAGTGGCCTTTCAACCACAGGGCCTATGACGAAACCCTAGTAGCTGGTACCTCCCGCTACGCTTATCAAGCTGACACTAAGTACGTCGACATGGATACCTTCCGTATCCAGCGGGATGCTGCACTAGGTAACACTACCGTACATCTTAGAGAGATGGACTACGATGAGTACGTCCAGAACTTGATTGATGACGAGTATGACACTACCAATGAAAGCATCCGAGAGGTTCCACGTTATGTTATCCGCGCACCAAACCAAGAGTTTGTCGTCTACCCAGTACCGGACAAAGCTTATACACTCAGCTATGAGTACTATGCTTTGCCTACCGATCTATCTGCTGCCACTGATGTACCTTCTGCCCCGATAGCCTTCCGCCACAATATCGTAGACGGAGCTATGTACTACGCTTACCACTTCCGCGGTGACACAGAGACTGCAGATCGTCTCCAAGCTAAGTTCATCGA